TAATATATATTTCCACCAACAGCTCCCTTATCAGAAGGACCAGCCTTTGGAATCACCTCGCTTCCTGCTAAGAAGCTGATAACATCTGTTACATTTGCTCCTGACATCTCAGCTAATGCACTTAGCAGAATCACATGCTCAGGCGGAACCTTATCAGTAGCTCTATTAAATGAATCTTCAACACCTAATATTCCCTTGACATCTGGCCCTAACATTGAACCTATTACCTCTGGTCCCCAAGCAAATGGGAATATCTTTAGCAATTCAGCAAATGTATTAGCAGCATCCAATGTAGCAATAGAAGGAGAAGTGATAAGAACCTTCTTATCTGAATCTGGTAACGGTCTGGTTCCAAAGAATGCTCTGGTCTGTGCATATGAAGGAGAGAATTTAATTTCTTCTTCCTCAGTAAACATAGCATCCAAACCTCTCTTAGTCTTTGCAGTTGCAGCAATACGCTTCCAACCTCTTGGACCGTCAATTAAGTTCTTCATGAAGTTAACCAAGTTGTTTCTGGCAAATCCATAGAATAAGAAGAATCTTCTTACAGCTTTTTCCTTTCCAGTGATGTCTCCTATATCAAACATTGACTTCCTGGCCAGTGCTATTGCATCATCCATTGAGCGTCCGTCATTAAGCGCCATCTTCAGAGCTGCATATCTGTATAGTAAGTCTTCATTCTGTGGCAATTCAGAAAAGACATCCAATGCTCTACCTGCTTTTATTTTAGCGCCAGTTGCATCATCAATGCTTCTTATCAGAGAGGCTCCCATAGCAGAAGGATTCTGCATGCCGTATACAGAACGTCCGCCCGTTTCTGTCAGAATATCTCTTATCTCGCCTTGTGTATAGGAACGCCCAGCACTGTCAGTATGGATAATCTTATTAGGATTCTTTCCTCTGATAACAGATATGCCTTCAAACATATCAGAAGGATTAGGAATCCTTCCGGTTGTGTTGTAAAAGATATCAGCACCTGTTGCTAAGTTGGCGCCGTGGAATCTTGGTCTTAAGTTAAGAAGAGCGAAGTATCTGGAATTTTCAATGCCATCAAGAGCATAGCTAACAAATCCCTTACCGTATAATCTCTCATCTGACGCAGCTTCCAGCGCCTTGATTAAGTCATTTGAACCTTTATCAAACTGTGACTTAAGCTGAGAAGCAATATCTCCTCCGTAGATAGCTTTAAGCTGAGAGAATTCATCTCCGCTCATTAGTTTCTTTAGCTCTTTGTATACAGCCATCGGGTGGATGGCGCTGTCAATGCCATTTCTTCTCATGATTCCACTTGCTACATCTGATGCATGGTCGAATAGAGCACCAAAAGCATCTTCAATACCTGGATTATTTTTGTACATTTTCTCAAGTGTAGCTAATGCAGAACTATAATTCATACCAAGCTCATTAGAGATAGCATAAGCCAATTCATCTACATTTGGTTTTACATTTGGTTTTACATTTATATATGTAGGATGAGAATGCATTTTATATTCAATTCTACTTGCAATCATAGCTGTAGCTAAATCATCAGCAGGAACATTAATTCCAACGGATTCTAATGCATCAGATACAGTTGTCATAAATTCATCAGTGAAGGCATCTACAAATTTAAAATTACCTTTTCCTATTTCAGAATCAATAAGCTGCTTTAATACATCAGTCTTGATTTTATCTGATTCCATTTTAAAGAACATACCAATCTGATTTTCAGGCGTAACTTTCCCATCAACCAAAGAGATTTGGATATCCTCTCCTGGCCTGATATGCTTCTGAGCTTCTTCTACTATTTCCTTTTGAGCAGCCCAAAGCTTTGATGGCTCAGCAGCAACCTCTGCTGCCCTTACTTGAATAAGAGCTTCCACAGCCTCTACACCTTCATCTGTTAGGAATAGATTTCTTCTAATTCCCTTTGTTCCGGTAACGAAGTCAAAGATATTTTCCTTAGATTCTTTGGTAAAGATAGTCTGATTCAATCCGAAGTCAAGAAGCTCCTCAATATCCTTAGTTGCCCTCTGTCCTTTTGGACCAACAATTAAGTAAGTTAAAGCTTCTTGTCTGGTAATTGGTTCAGTTGAGCCTGTGTAAGCCATCCTCATATCTGGATTATTCATCATATCGCCAATGCTATTTCTTAACTTAACATCTAATCCTGATATGCTCTGCTGTGATTCCTTCAGAAGCCTCTTCTGTCCAATGGATAAGTTAGAAGGTTTAGTTCCCTTTACTTTATTCCACCACTGATTAAGAACTGAACGAGAGAATGAGCGAGCCTCAAGCGGTACAAGCAGGTCAATCTGTGTATCAGCACCAAGTCTCGCTACATCTCTACCTCTTGCTATCTTTGCTCCACCAGATACTGCCATACCTTCAGCTACTAAATCAATATTAGCGTCAAGTACAGCTCTGAAGTTTTCTGTGGATATAAAGCCCTTCTCTATATTAGATATAATTGACTTAGCAGAAGCATCATCTATTTTTCTAAATGATTTTAATTCATCAACCGCTCTGCTTAGCTGTGCAGCATCATCAGCATCAAGCTTGTATGCAGCAGATACTATTGGATTGTTAGCAGAATCTCTGGTTATTTTGAATTCAATGTCGCCTTTAGAAAGCTTCTTAGCTAAGGTTCCGATTTCAGTTTCGCCAACCTTCTTCAATACGGTTTGAACATCGCCCTTGCTGATAAAGGTATTCTTAGTTAAAGTAACAATGTTATCAAAAGCTTTCATATCTTTGCTTGCTTTGTAGACAGCATTAGCGGCTTCGTCATAGTTGATTACTTTCTTAAGTATATCAAATTTATTAGGAAGTTCTTTCTTTAGTGCCTGCATGTAAAGACTTACTTTTGGCGTAGTTATCTTCTGTCCCTTAACTGCATCATCAACTGCTCTGAATATAACCTGAACCTCATCATCGCCTTTAGCAAGGATGCCAAGGGAACGAGCTATATTCTTAGTTCTGACAGAATCAGGAATCCTTCCCAGCCTTCTCCATGCGTCTGCATCGGAACCTTCAGATATGAATCTCTTGCCCCAAGTAGTCTTATTGAGGCCGCTTTCTTTAAGCATAGCAGCAATCTCATCAGGTGCAACACCAGCTTTAATCTGCTTAGATGCGAACTGACTTGCTTCCATTGACCTGCTGAGGTCTGATATTACAATATTTCTAACATCTCCAGGGGAGAATCTTTTGCTACCAAGTCTATCATTTGCTAATTTGGATACAGCCCAAGAATCAACAAAGTCATCTGCTCCAGCCATCAAGCTTGCCTTGACTGTCTCAGGAAGATTAGATAATTTAACTGCATTTCTAAGTTTAGCAGACTGAATGCCTGTTTTTGCAACAACGCCTGCTGCTTTTGCCAAGTCTAACGACGGGTCGAGCAAATCCGCAGCGAATGCACCACCTACAGTAATGTAGTAAGGAATTCCCTCTATGTTTAATAGGTCGGCAGCTTCTTTGAATTCCATAACAAATCCTCTTCCTTCTGCAATATTCAGAAGAACTGGACTATCTTTATATACAGGCGTTTTTCTTTCTCTTTCTTTCTGCCTGATTTCAGGAAGGTCACCGCCTCTTAAAGTTATATCTGATACTAATCCGGCAAAAGCATTAAGCGGAGCCATAGCTGAGCGTATAAGCCAGCCGGCATCAGTTTCTCTGATTGTTCCTAATGGAGAAGTGTCAGAGAGAATTCCCTTATCAGACAAGGATTCAGGATTGGTTTGGAATTTCTTTGACTTCTCTGCATCAAGCCACCAAGGTACATCAATAGCCTTTTCAGCCTCTGCCTTAAATCTCTCATCAGGAATAGCTACAGACTTGGTGCTCTTGATTGATAAACCAGCATTCTCAGGATTACCTTTTATTAAATCCCAAGCCGCAGCAGGCATCTCAGTGCCATTGCTAAGTGTAACTATATCTTCATTTGGCTTAGCAGCCTTTAGTTCTGCTGCTTTCTTTTCTATTTCAATTTGAGACTGAGCATTTAAAAAGTTTCTTTGTCCTTCAGTCAGATTAGGGATTCCCTCTCCCTGGCTTATCTGATTAGAAAATGCACGGAACCAAGGGTCCGCAGGACCTTGTGATACTGTATCTTTAATATAAGTTGACTTATCACTTAGAGCGGCAGGAATTCCCTGAATCTCTTTGATAGATGCACCATAAGCATCGCTAACCGCATCCTGACCTTTAAGCCCTTTGGTCTGAGCAGTTACCAGATTTCTTTGGTACATTTGTTTGAATGCTGTTAAGGATGAACCAACGGAACGCTCATCCATTCCCATATCTCTGAAGGATTCTGCGAGGTTAGCAAGGTCAGGCTGCATACCTGCACCTGCACCAATAGAAGGCTCAAGGAGCCTGTCTGCTTCTGTTTGTTTATTTCCACCTACTTTAGTCTCACTTTGAGGCAGGAAGGTCTGTGGACGAAGTGCATCAGCAAACCTTGGCTCTCTGGCAGCTTCCAATAGGTTAATGGGAGAAGCAGCATCAGGTGTTACACCTGTAGCCTTTTCTCTCTCTTCTATGCCACCGAATCCTGCTGGTAATGGCTTTTTAAAAGTATCTTCAAATTCTTTTGTTGCGATGCTTCTGGCTTCTTCTCTTGACCTACCTGATTCCTCAAGGTCCGCCATTCTATTATTAACAAAGTCTCTTTCTTCAGCATCAATCTGTGCCTTAATAACAGTTGAATCTTTTTCTTTCTTTACAACGGGCGCAGGAGCAGATAAAGCTGCTACCTGTTCAGGTGTAGCAAGCTCCATCATTGCTTGTTTTGCAGCAGCTCCAGCGGCTAAAGTTTTATCAGCAGCTAAAAGTTCTTGTGCTCTCTTTTTGATAGCTGCTTTTTCTAATTCGGTGAAAGCCATTTATATTTCCTTTATTAAATCATAGGTTCTAGGACATCTTCTTCAAGAATCGATTTTGCAACAAGATATTTATGTGCAGCTTCCCTGATATCAGGCTTCTCTGAATACACACGAGCTATCTCATCGTAGCTGCTCTTGAAATTATCATCCCTATCTTTATTGATTTCGTAAAGCCTATCTACTATAACAACATAATCAGTCTTCTTGTCTGAATTTGGCTTTGCAATTCTTTCGAATTTCTTTGGCTGGCTTGCAAGTCTCGTTCCTTCGGAGACTACCTTCATCTTATATTTATCTTTTCTCTGTGTAGTTGACAAAGGCTTATCTGATTCGATAACAGGAGCTGAATCAATTGCTCTCTGCCTTAAGTATTCCTTAACCATTGATTCGTCCGAATCAAATTCCAAAAGAATATTCTTAGATATAGGAGCTTTGCCCTTCTCTGCTCTGCTTGCAGCTGCTTTAGGGAATCTTGGCTGACCTATATCTGCATCCTTAAAATAAGCTCTGGCTTCTTCAATTAATTCAGCAGGTACTTCTATAGGAGAAGCTGATGGACCTTGCATAGCTGGAGGAGCTACCAACGGAGATGGACCTGTTCTCTGCATAGGAGCTACAACTGGTCTTTGCTCGACCACTGGCAATATACCTTCTGGCTTAGGCTCTATAACAGGAGCCATAGCCGCTCTTTCTTCATCAGATAGTAATCCAGAAGGTTCTGGCACCGGAGCATCTTCAAAAGATAAATCACCGGCTTCAACTGTTGGATTTCTTTCTATGCCAGTTACAACTGGAACACCTGGTTCTTGCGAAGGTGTAACTATTCTTTTTCTTCTTAAGAAATCTCCAGACTTGACATCCGCAGCTCCTTCTCCCTGAAGCGCAGAAACTACCTCTGCTCTGGCTGCCTTCTTAGCCTCTTCTGGTCCTCTGATAAGGATATCCTCAAGCTGCTTTACCTCATCGGCAGACGCAGGCTGTTCTATACCACTGGCAATAAGCTCATATCTCTGCTTAGCCGCACTTCTTTCTGAATTATATTTAGCTTCAGCATTTTGCTCAGCAGCAGAAATTAAATCCTGTAATTTTCCAGATGCTTCTTGCTCATCAAACCTTGGAAGAACGCGGCTTGGACGTGCAGCTAATCCAAATGGTCCACCACCTTGCCCAATAACACCTACATTCTGCTCAAATGACTTTCTACTGGTCTGCAATGGGCTTTTTATCCCATCGTAAGTAGGAGCAGATAAGCCGCTAAGCTCTGCTTCTAATTTGGCAATCTCAGCATCAAGAGAATCTACGCCAGAAACAGCAGAATCTTCTCCCTCTGGAATTTCGCCTATAACTGTTCTGCCAATAAGAGATGGTGTAGTTGGCGCAGTAGTTCTGGTATATGTGCTTGCTGGCGTTTCAAAACCAAAGGCATCTGTAGATGCAGCTTTAGTAGAAGTAGTGGTTCTGCCCTGTGCTCTTTGAGCCTGAGATGCATTAAACTTTGCAACTTGCAAATCCATTCTTGCCTGTTCTTTAACAGTGCTTGCAATCTGCTTAGCACCTGCTCCGCCAGAAGCAACTTTTACTTTTAATTCTTTCAGGCCATTAATAGACCTACGTAAATCTCTGGATGCCTGCTCATACATATCAATCTCAGCCTTATAGCCGAGATTCTGTAGTTGCATTTGAGCAGCAGTATCCTTCTGAATTTGCTCCCAAACCTGCCAACGAAGATTAGTATATAAGTTTGCAAAAGACGCACCAGTAGATGTCTTTGCTTGGTCTTGCTTTGTAGGCTCAATGATATATACATTTCTGCCGTTAACTGATTTTATCAAACTATCCTCCCTATCTGAAGTTTTCCGTTTAGATTATGAAATTCATTATTATAATGATGTTTACACAAACATACACCGTTATTTATATTTAGAGATAATCCAGGACATTCTCTTTCGTAAGTTTTAGCCGCCATTTTTTATTTTCCTTGTAATGCGGTTAGGTACTTCATCATAGAAGGATTAGTTACTGCAAGTTCCATTAATCCGCGAGCAGCCTCTGGTGTTACATCTAATTGCTTAGCTAAAGCATTTAAGGTTTCTGGAGAAACATCTTTTGGTCCCTGAATAACAGCTTGCTGAGCAGCAGCGCCTAATCCAGATTCGATTACGCCGGTTCCTACATTCATGAATGCGCCAAGTCTTGCTTGTTTCTTCTCTGCATCGGCAGCCTGTAGTGCAGCTAATTCATCTTTCTGAGCCTGCTCTTTAGCTAAGTCTGCTTCAAGAACCTTTCCAGCAATATCAGTCTGTAATGCTTGCTGTGCCTGTTCACCGGCCAATAACTGCTCCATAGCACCGCCACCAGTCGCTCCACCGCTTCCTGCTAAATAACGTGCTCTTTCCTGCTCTGCTTGGTCTTGAACCTGCTGAGCGCCAGCAGAGAACTTATTATAAAAAGATGCCTGCTCCTTTTCATTCAAACCAAGAGCACCAAGTTCTTGCTGTCTTTGAAGGTCATCCATCCTTTTCTTATTTTCTCTTTCGAGCTTGCTTGGCAGGATAGCACCAGCACCTGATAATAGGTTTCCAGCAGCTCCTGTAAGTATGGCAAGTGTAATGGGGTCCACGGTATCTCCTTTATAATTTAGTAAAAGTAAAGTTTAACGATAAAACACTTCGGTCTTAAAGGTTCTTGCTGATGCAAATCCATTCTGCACCTTTGCATTAACATAAACAGAGAACTTATATGTTCCCGCAGCTAAGCTTAAGACAGATGTGAATCCTATCCACCTTCTCAAAGATGTATAAATTTCTGGCTGCTCATCTCCTGTTGAAGATGGCTTAGTTGTAGCTCCAAATGGGCTGAAGTTTCCTGATACAGTGTTTGAATTACTTGTCTCTTCAAAGCTATAAGCCCTGCTCTGATTAACCTCAGTTATAGTTCCATCATTTATATATCTAAGAAGAACCTTAGAATCCCAAAATCCATTAGCCTCAATATTATTATCTTGCGATATGAAGCTTCCACCAAATGTAATGATTACATCTGCGGCTTCCTCAAGGTGTAGGTCTGGACCTGTCTCATATATGGTTGACCATATTTCAAGTGTGTTATCTGTCTGCCTTCCAGGCTTGATAGTAGACGTGAAGAAAGCTCTATCAGTAGCATCAATTCCATTAGATAGCCCGGTGGCTTCTCCTGTTAGAAAATAATAATGATTGGTGATTGGCTGTAATTCACCTGTCTGAATATCGTCAGTGTCAAATGTATCTAACGCTAAATCAGCAGTTACTGAACCTTGATTGATAAATATAGCAGCAGCTTCCTCGTTTGAAACGTGGTCATCTGCGCTTAAAATATCGCCAGTAACATATGTATGTGGAGGACTGTATGCCATGCTTACCTCATTGCCATTACTGCTACTATGTTATTTCTTGTAACCTTTAATTTGTTAGAAGCATTGTAGACTTTTGTTTGTAAAGAAATTTTCTCATAAGTTCTGACACCAGATGTACCTGTGTACTGAAGTGTGGTTGAGAATTGAAATGTCTGATATCCAAGAGGCGTACCAGTATTTGAAACTACGCCAGTATTTGTTGTCCAATATCTGGCTACACCAGTTGATGTTGTAAATGAATATCCCCATTCGCCTAAGCTTGTAGTTAAGGAACCAGCTCCATCATTGTAGGTTAAGAGCAACTGGAATGCATAATAATTGTGCTTGCCTTCATTTCCAGTGTCTGTATTGTCATATGATATCTGGCAATCTATATCTGTTACTAGTCCGCTCGCCTCTATTCTTAAAATCTCATACTTATTTGGAGCGTAGTTAAGCGTGGCCTCTGATGCGGAACCATTATTGATAGTTACATAAGAAGTTGAGGAGGTTGCAAAGGGACCTGTGCCTTCATATTTAAAGCTGTAAAGTTTATTACATGCTAATGTAGGAGACATATGTGCTCTGGTAATCCAATTCTGAGCCGTATTCTCAGGCTGGATATCGGCAGAAGCAGTTGCTAAGTCAACGAATGGCTGATTTAATTGAGCTGCTGTAGGAATATCATCTTCTTCAAAGAAGTTTGTTTTAATTATTGTCATTTTTTATCCTTATCTGTAACAATTTCTGCACCATAAATCTGTAGACCATATATAGAAGGGAGAGGAAGTCACCTGCAAGCTTGGAGAACCTGCTGCTCTCCAAGTATTTATTCTTATTCTCATGTCAATCTGGATAGACTGAGAGCCGCATGGAATTGTAAATGGTAATTGTGTAGTGTGTCTTCTTGGATATATCTCTCCGCTTCTTGCTACTAATACGTTATTCACAAATATAGCTATCTCAGTCCACCATTCAAATCCTCTTCCTCTTGGAACAAAGTTTCCTAAACCGTCATCGACCTGAAATACCTGATTACCATGTTCCCAGTCTATTGTTCCGCATCCAATCAGCATTCCTTCTGTAGCCTCAAAGCTAAGAGCATAGTTGTCCCAAGCAGAATTAAGTAGAGGAAGTGTGTTAAATCCTTTGGACCAAGTGTCAACATCTAAGTCAACTGTGATATTTGGTGTCCATATGTCTCCGCTTAAAGTATTTGAATTTATCTGAGAAGCATAATAAGCCTGTGTAGGCATCTTTGAAGAGAACCTTTTCAAAGCACCAGCTGACTGCGTTACACCAGGAGGAAGACTTGGTGTGACCAAATTATCAGGGCCAACAGAAGCGACAGGAAGGTTATTGCTGTCCAACCTACCATTATATTCTGACAGGTACTTGTCTGTATTCTTGATAAGCGATTCAACCTTAACCTGGTCAAACTGATGTAGTGGTATATCTGTAAATATCTTGCTCATATTATGCCTTTGCCTTTTGATTTAGGGCTAACTGGTCCCTATTATTAAAGTTTATTTTATATCCAAGTAAGTGGAATGGTGAACCTTCTCTTCTGATTCTGAATCTAAAGTTATCAGTTAGCTGTGTATTAACATCAAAGCGAATGTTAACTACACGAATTCCCTTAAGAGGAGATGTTCCTACCTTGAAAGGACTTTTAGTTACAGTAGCATCAGCCGGTCCAAACACAGCATCTTCTTTTATTGTAAAAATAACTTCTGGTTTGCTTATCTTCTGCGAACCTGCCGAATTCCAAGTGCTATCGTAATCCATTCCCCATTCTAATGTAACTTCATTATCACCGAATGCTATCATTTCAAGCTCTACGTTGAATGCGCGGTGCTTAATAGAACCATCTCCAAAGTCAATCCAATTGGACTGCCATACATTCTCCTGAAGTGCTCCGTCAACAGCAGTATAAGTTATAATTCCTTCTACTGAGGATGCGACTGTTAAAACATCTCCCCACTTGTTAGAGCCTGACCATACCTGTACACCAGCTAAATAGCCTTTAGCAGCTACCACAGTTGGGCTTGAGCCAAATGCTCCAACCTTCCAAGTTGGACTGGTTCCTAATAAGAAGTTTCCTGAAGTGTCTGTAGCTATGCATGTGAACTTCCAGAGGTATTCATCTGCTTTATCAAATGCGCCTCTTAGTGACCATTGCTTAGTTTGCTGATGTAATACAATTCCTCTAGTTGGAACAGTCTCGCCCTTTCTGACGTAATGACACCAATATTCTTTTTCCTTAACAGAATATGCAGCAGTAGCTCTTGGCAAAGCTGATATACTTATATTCTGGATTTCTTTTCCAAGACCGTTGGAGAGCTTTGCTATCTGAATCTGTGAACCACCATCCAAACCACCGGATATTGAATACATCCCATCCTTTGACAAGAATACTACACCAACCTCAGGAACCAAGGATATGGTATTTGAAGCTACTGTTCCAATATTAGGAGCCAACTGAGATACAGTTAATCCGGTAGAGCCTTCTCTGACTATATCAATGGACGATTCTCTGAATACAATTAAGTTATTGTAATATGAGAATATCTGTGTGATGTGTCCACCATTTGTATTTCCTAATTCAAAATAATTAAATGTTCCAAACTGCTCTGGTAATCCTCTTTGTGAATATATAATCCTGGTAGGATGGCTGTCACCACCGGCTAACCACATTCTTCCGTTCCAAGCCTCACCATACTGATAGGTAGAAGATGTAAGCATACTATCAGTTAGTGCCGGAGCAAGATTTACCAATGCTGAATCTGGAATTACATCAATGAATTCAGTGGTAGTATTATCTCTAATTTCCTTTACAAGATAATAAAGCTCCTCTCTGGAATCAGCAACGTATGAAAGCCTCTGATTCTTAGTTCTGTAAATCCTTCTGGATACTGTTCCAGTTGGACCAGTTGGTAGCTCATTCATGAAGACACCGAATCTCTTAAGATAAGCAGATTCAACAGTCCAGTTTACAGAGCTGGTAGCTCCTAATGGTGATTCAGAACCGGAATCAGTAATGAATGTCATCTTGTAATTGAATACAGATACATCACCGGCAGTTCTATCGCCTAATCCAATAACAGATGTAGTGAATGCAGGCTCTGCGGTTCCGCCTCTCAATGCGGTTGTGCCATCCTGATAGTCAGGCTGAATATTTATTAATTCAATTTGTGGTGTTGGTAAGGAGAATCCGAAATCTCTGCTTTTCTTATCTCCATAGAACCAAATTGGCTTATCATATCCATTAATAATTAAAAGTCTGTTTCCAAATGGAATGTACTGCGTACCTGAATCAGTTACCTTCGGAATCCTTCTATTCTCTGATATAATCGTTCTGTCACGGAAATACGTAGTGCCTGTTCCACCATTGTTATTTCCCCAAAGATAGTACAAGGTGCCGTTCTGCTCGAACAAATGGTATACCTGCCCTGCATTCTGCTTAGTCCAGACATAAATAGAATCATGCTTGGTATTCAGGTATGCATCTGCCTCTGTGCTTTCAATAGCAAAGCCATCGGAGAAGTCTTTCCATCCCTGGATTCCCCTGTCGAATAGCCAACCTAATCCTGTTGGACATATTCTGGCATTTCTAATATCATCAGCAGTCCCGGAAGTATCCTTATATCTTTGGTCAATCCCAGGAGCTTTATCTATTTTTATTTGATTTCCTTTTACTGACATTGTTTATCCGTTTGTTTTTAAGGAATTGAAATCATAGAAGAATCTATTTCCGCCTGACATCTGAAACTGTCCTCTTTGAACTACCATATCTATAGAATCTGTATATCTCTTTTGAAGTTGCTTAACTTCTTTTTCATATCTCTGTCTGTAACTTCCTGAATTTCCAGATAGTCCAACCTTATCATACATAGCTTCAAGAGCCTTGTAGACGATTAGCTGATGGAATTCCGCTGGCATCTCAGGTGTATCAGTGATATGTGTAAGCATATTTGGCTTGTAGTAATACCTTGCTATTCCTACTTTTAAGAAATCCTGGTCTACTTTGGTGTAGTCATCTGTAGAAGCAAGCTGTGCAACTGCAATGTCCCAACTATCTACACGAGGATATGGACGAATTCTAAGATGTTGACCATCGTATTCAATGTATCTTGCATTACCTGAATCAATCTGATTGAGATGTGTTATTACAACACTTCCCGCAGTATCTTCAGCAAGAACAATATCAAGATAAGCAGAGGCATTTCTAATAGCTCCTCCTTTATTAAAATCTTTCCAAGTTGGTAAGCCAAGTCTTTCACCAGTAGCTCTATCGTAATTTGAATTCCAGAATATGCGCTTTCGGTATCCCTCGTACTGAGAAGGAACTGTATCTTTAGTAGTGAAGCTGTCTGCAATTATAGTCTGGTCATCCCAAGAAAGAAACTTAATATCTAATGTTCCGGTTTGTCCCTGCTCAACACCAGTTACCTTAAAGCTTAATGGTTCTGAAAGCGGTCCAATCTTTCCATCCTTTTCAAATGCCCAGCAAACCTCTAACCATGTTCCAACTACGAAGCCACCTGTAGCATTTGAACCTATAGTTACATCAACCTTCTCACCTGATGGTATAGACTGAGATGGTGACCAAACATAGGCTTCTGCATAACTTGATTTATAATCCATTCTCAAACCTAAAGTCTCATCTCTTCGTGGCATCAAACCAATGAGCTTGCCGTGAGCAGGTATGCCAGAACCAGTAGCTACAGGTGTGTCTCTGTGTGCTAAGCTTAAAAGCTCAATGCTATCCTGTGGTAAATCATAATATCTTTTCTTTATTATCCAGGTTTCATCGTCTGTGTCTGTGGTCCCTACAAATATTCTATCAAGAAGGAGGGAAGATGTATCTACTACCTTGGAAATCACGTATTCAAGGCTCTGGATTTGAATAGGCTGCCCTTCCCAAACCTCTGGAACCAGTCTGTCCATAGCTGCGGAGAAAGTTACACGCCTTGAGCCTTTGACTACAGATGCGTTAACAGGTGTAGCTCCTAAGGCATCTCTTAATGGAAGTATATCTGGATGGAATTTAAATTCATATTGTTTAGTAGCAAATATCCAACGCTTCTCAGTCCATACCATATTATAGGCATCGTTTATAAGCTGGTCCAATTGGTCATTATAAACTTGCAAATCAGCACTATAGTCTGTGATATTCTTAATGCGATTTCTAAGTGACTGTAGATTCATGTAGTCTCCTATTCATAATAATAGCATAAGTAAAGTAAAGAGGCCCCCTCTGAATCAGAAGGAGCCCCTTTGTGTTTTGTCATTTAGAAATTAGAATTTCTTTATAACAAAAACCTCA